CCTGTCGGTGACGTTGAAATTTTTAAAGCTTTACAAAGAGGTGGTGGATTAAACCCCAAAGACTTAGAAAGATTTTTACCATTAGCCGAAGACTCAAGGTTTTTGCAAGATACTATTTTAGGTAAAGGCATTAGCGAAACTGCTAAAAAAGTTGGTTTTGCTACAGGCCAATTTACCGGTAGATTCCAAGCATCTTATTCTTCATTTCTTGCATCAAGCAGAATGTTAATGTGGAAAGGCATGAGGGACAATTGGGTAAACTCTGGGAATCCAGACAGCACATTACCAGAACTTGCAGCACATATCAGAAATATGACAGGTGGACTTGATTCAAAAGCACTTGGCGTATCAGCAAATGTCCGTGCTATAGAATCAATGTGGCTTGCGTTCTCACCTAGACTTTTGAGGTCAACATTTGCATTAACATACGATGCTTTAAGTTTTGTCGCACTTGAAAGTAAAGCTGCACTAACAGAAGTACCAGGTGGAGTTGCTCCAAAAGCAGTTGCATCTGCAAGACAAAAAGCTGCATTTCAAGCGTTAGCGGCTTACACAGCAGGCACAACCGGTCTTTATATTAGTGCAGAAATAAGTATGGGACTTGCTAAAGGTCATTCGCAGGAACGAATCAGAAAAGATGTATTTGACGGATTAAATCCACTTAACGGAAGTAAATTTCTAAGCGTTGAAATTGGCGGACAAAACATTGGAATTGGCGGACAGATAAGAGCCATCATGCAAGTCATGGGAGCTGTCGGTTCGACTTTTACACCTGCAGGAAAAGACTTTAAAGATTTGATTTCAGATGATTTGTATGAAAACCCTATTTTGCAATATCTTTCATACAGAGGAGCTGTCGGAGTAAACGCATTCCGCACGGTACTCGAAGGAACAAGCGGAGTTGACGCACAACCGTTTGATAAAGTTGACAGCGTTCCAGATATAGGTTGGCACTTATTTGAAAACTCTCTTCCATTTGCACTTCAAGGACTTATGGAAGGAGATAACGCTTGGGGTGTAGCAGTTGGAATGCTTGGACTTAGAACAAGCCCACAGAGCGGTCATAAAGAAATGATTGAAAGGTATAAAAATTACTGGACTTCGCTTTCTATTGAAGAACGTGAAAAATACGATATGCCCCAGTTGCCTACCAAAAAAAGCGATATGAACAGGTTGTTTATGCAAGCTGCAGAAGAAGCAGATCCTTTAATTGCAGAAGCAGAAAAGCGTGCTTTAGAAATGGGATTAGAAGCAGGAACTGAATTTGCAACGTACACAGACACTCGTAATAAATCTGTTGAAACAAGAGATACAGAAATTCAAAAAGTTTTTGACGAAGAAGGTTTTGGAGAAGATTTTAGAAAAGCAAACTCATTTCAAAACGAAGAACATGCAAGACGTATTGAACAAAACAATATAACTCATGAAGAGTTGTTATCTAAATTTGATGAAGACAACCCCAATCAACATCCGTTTAATGTAGCACTTGATGGATATTATGAAATTCTGTACGCAGATGGACTTGAAAAACCAGGTACAGGTGAATTTGATTTTGAAGAGTACGACAAAAGAATGTTACAGATACAAGAAGATCCTGCAATAAATCCTTTTATAGATCAAATTGAAACTTATATGTTAAATAACAAACCGCCTAGAGTGCAAGAACTTGAGCGTGACAGAGATAAGTTGAGAGTATTTTGGGAAATAACAGACAAAGTTGTCGCAAAAGAAAACTTTGAAGAAAAGTTTAAATTTTATAATTCACAAGATTCTGAGATGCAAGGAAAAATGGAAAGAGGAGATGTGAAAGGTAAAAATTGGACAAGAAGAGATTCAAGAAAATTGAATAACATTTTAGAAGATATTGAAGAAGATAGAAATAAATTAAAAGAAAGAAATCCTGTTATAGAAGCATTACTTTGGAAACATGGCTATAGCACTACAGCTCGTGAAAACATGATTAACAAAACTACTCAAAGATGGCTTAGGGCATTAAATCGAAAGTCTGGTGGTAATCCAAGAACAGAAGATATAGAAAGATTCATACAAGAATATGAAGCAGCAAATCCTTAATTTTAGGTAGGGATACTCTTTTTTTTGCCTAAAATGTCAGAAATAATTTTGATCAAATAAAAATAATTGCTACAATCAAATAAATGATTAAATCACAGGAGTGCTTTAATGACATTACAAAACGAAACGGCGGGCTTTTCCGATAATGGCACAGCTAACGGCACAGCTAATGGGGCAACCCCGCCAGTAGAAGCAGAAGTAGAAGGAACTGGAACTCTTGAGCAACAGACTCCCGTAGCTGATGGCCTTGCAACCACATCTCCGGAAGACTCAAATGCACAACAGCCCACTATTGAAACTCTGCAAGCGCAACTGAAGAAACTTGAGAATGACAACAAGGCTCTTCAGGGACGGCTACGAAGTCAACAAAAAGAGAATCCTCAATTTGACGAACTCTCTGACAATATGGCGACATTAGTAGATACAGTCCAAGCGTTAATACGCCACCAAAGCACGCAGGATCAAGAAGCATATATGGAAGACTTACAAAAGGTTGAAGCAAACGCTGCAACCCGGAAAGCTACCAATAACTTCACGAGAACTGCAAATAGCTTTATTGCCGAAATAGAAGAAATAGTTACAGAAAGCGGTCTTGATTTAATGACTGCCCCTGAACTAGCAGCATTTCGGGAATTATGGAGTCCTGCATATGAAAAGCAGGATTTGAGTGGCATTTTTCTAGCTCATGCTGAATTCAATAAAGCTATGAGAAAGGTAGAAAGAGACCGTAGGTTGGCTGAAAAAGATCAGCTAACTAAAGCCGCCGAAGATAGGGTTAGGAAGTTTGCAGAGGAAAACGGACTAAATACATTGGATCTTGATTCAACGTCATCAGCTCCGTCAAACGCAAGTGCAAACAATCTACTAACCAGAATGGGCGACTCTAATACCTCGGTTTCCAGAGATGAAATAGCACAAGCAGCTGCCGAGCTTAGAAAGCAAGGCATCCGTTTTTAATTAAATTAGGAGTTTAATTATGGCATCAGGAAATACAACCACAGATGCACTCGCTGATTCGATTCCTACAATGATAGCTTCTGCTCGAATTGTAAGAGAATTTGCGGGCGTAATGCCTAACCTAGTAGATAGGCAAAGACTTGACGAAAATACCGGTACTGTCTGGAACGAAGTTTCAATGGCGAAACTTAGCGCACAGGCTGTATCAGAAAACACAGAACTAGATAACCCACAGCAAATGGAAGACACTTTGTTCTCCATTACACCTACAGTTGTCGGAGTTCACACAGTTATAACAGACCGTGTTGCAATGAGAATAAGCTCCAATGCTTACGCTCAGACAGGGTCATTGGCACAAAACGCTATTGAGCGAAAGAAAGACCAGGATGGTCTTACCGCAATAGATGGTGCAACTACAGCATTAGGTGCTGCAGGAAACGCCCTTGATTCCGGTGAGATCGCAGCTGCTGCATATCGAATTACATCGAATACAACAGAGCCTGCTCCTGCCAATGTTCCAATACACGCAGTTCACCATGGATTCTGCTTAAAAGACATTGATGACGAATTAATAGCATCAGGTCTAGACGCAAGTACAAGTGGTGCGCCATTAACAGATGGAATATCTGTTGAAGCCTACCAGAACCGCTACAGAGGAACTATCGCAGGCGCAAGACTCTATGAAGATGGAAACATAACCATTGACGGTGATGATGACGCTAAAGGCGGAGTTTTCTCACAGGCAGCTCTAGTACTTGTAGAAGGTCGATCACCATACATCGAGACCAAGCGAATGCCTGAACTCGGTGGCGGTGCTACAGCAATGTATCACTATGATGAATTCGCATATGGTGAAAGGTCTGCAGGTAACTGGCTATATGAAGTTATAGCAGATGCTACAGCCCCAACGAGTTAATGAATGCTAGAAGGAAAGCGTGGTCTGAAAAGCATGGCCCCATTCCTAAAGGTTGGGTTGTACACAACATGAATGGAGATATGGCAGATAACAGGATTGAAAATCTTGCTGCCGTACCTCGTAAAACAGGAAATATATCAGAAGTAGTCGCTCCCTACAGGAAGCGTATAAGGCAATTGG